TAATCATGAAGATAACAGGAATCATTATTCTTTACTTACAAAAACTAATTGGATAGCATTGATGTTGCGTTCTGGTTTTGATGTAAGCAGTGTAGAAGAAATAAAGTTAGATATAAAAAATCCAAACTACAAAGATGGAGAAGCTTATCCAGAAACATGGTGGGGATTTTATCTAAGAAAAACAGTAGAGCTTAATTTTATGAAAGGAGTATTATGAAAGCAATAGGAAGTTACATATTTGCTGGTGGTTTTACTATTGGAGTTAAAAAACATTTTAATGTACTAGCGCACTTTGAAGGCGATGGATATGGCGCAGATACATTTAGTTTAAATTATCCAGAGATACCAGTTTTTGTTGGTCCAGAAAATTGGCCGACAGGAGATTATAAAGATGTAGATTTCATATATGGAAATCCACCTTGCGCGCCATGGAGCACACTAGGGTCAGGAAGTAAAGGAGCAGATGGTTGGAAATCAGATCCACGAGTAAGTTGTTGGAGTGATGTATTTTCTTTAATATATACAGTAAAACCAAAAGCTATCGCTATTGAGTCAGTTCCACGTGCTTATTCGCCAACAGGTGGATTACCAATGATAAAAGATTTTACAGAGAAAGCAAATAAAGAAGGCTACGCTGTTACACATCTTATGGTAGATGGACAGTACACTGGCCTTAATCATACTAGGCGAAGATTCTTTTTCTTAGCTCATAAAGGTAAGTTCAGTCCTCCAGCACCAAACTGGAATCCATCACCAAATGTAGGCGATGTGTTAGATGAGTTTAAAGCAGAACATGGTGGAGACCCTGGACATTATGGAAAACTAAGTGACAACGAAATGAAATTAGTAAAGATTGCGAAACCTGGAGAATCGTTAAGAAACATATGGGAAAGTTTAAACCCACCAGAAACTTGGAAAAGGTCAACTAAAGGACGAAAAGGAGTTATTGGTAGACCACAATTTATGAAGTGGAGATTGACTAGAGAGCAAACTATGGGAGTAATAGCAGGAGGTTTTGCAATACATCCAGAAGAAGATAGACTTTTAGGTATAAGAGAACTGTGTGCTTTCTCTGGATATCCAGTAGATTACAAATTTGCTGGAGCAAAATCAGGTTGGCCTAGCTTAATAGCAAGAGGTGTAATGCCGCCAGTAGGTGAGTGGCTTGCAAGAAATGTAAAAGCTATGATAGAAACAGATGCTAAATACCACGTTGATTCTCAATTTATAGATTACAGAAAACCAGCAACAGGAGATTTATTTAATGCTTAAGGATATAGAAGAATTTCATAAAAAGTTTGATTTACCTAGACGTCATGGTATCAAGAATAATAAAGATATTGTAGACTTTAGGATTAAATTTCTAGAAGAAGAATTAAGAGAATTAAAAGAAGGTGTTGAGAAAGACGATGACGCAAAGATTTTAGATTCTTTAGTAGACATAGTTTATGTAGCACTCGGTACTGCTTATATATTTGATTATCCTTTTTGGGTAGCATGGAAAGAAGTACAAGATGCTAACATGAAAAAAGAAAGAAAAGAAAGTGCTCGTTCTAAATTTGATGTAACTAAACCAGAAGGTTGGAAACATCCAGATATTGAGCAAGTGCTTAAAACATTTAAACATTGGAGTTCGTGGTCATGAAAGTTTTAGTAACAGGGTTTACCTCTAAAGGTATTGGAACTAATAAAAATGTATTAGAGATAGCAACAGCAGCAAACTGTTTGCCTAGAGCATTAAGAGAGTGCGGAATAGAAGTTGATCATAGAGTAGTAGTGCCTGGCGATGATATATCAGAATACGATAAAGTCGTTGTATTTGCATTTGCTCCTAACTCTTTACCGTCATCTTATTTGTATGGAGGTCTTTACACTTTATTAAAAAGACCTGACGCATACATCGCATTAGATGATTGGCAGACTAGAGATATACCTAATGGTTGTAGAACTTTTGCACGTGAAGACCATTGGCGATTATGGAAAAGAGTAAGCAAAGCTGGTAATTCTGTAGGTAAAAAATTCTTTGACGAAGCACAGCCTTATAAAAAAGAAATGGAAGATTTAATTACAGAACTAGGTTTTAAGAAATGGAACTTTAAAGTATTAGCACCAATGTACGATGGTGGAGATAGTAGTCAGTTAGGAATAGATTGCGAAGAAATAATACCTTGGGATCCTACACCTGTTACTGACAGTTACAAAGAAAAGAGAAACAGTTTATTTTCTGCATTAGAGCATCATGGTCCTAAAGAAAGAGAATGGATTATGGCTTCTCTTATACAAAAACAAAGTTGGCTTAATCGTCAAAACTTTACTTGGAAAGTAACAGGATATGGTAACGTAAATCTAGGCCAGCAACGAATCACAGAGCCAGAATTGTATAAAGAATACTTACGAGTAAGAGGAATACTTATACCTCCACACTATCATACGATAAAAGGTAGTGGCTGGTGGAGAGTTCGTTATGGAATGATAGCAGACGCAGGTTGCATAGCTTATGGCGATTTAGAAGAAACAAAACTATTTGGTTATTCTTACAAGATTAGAAATAACGATATTGAGTACATGTCAGATAAAGGTTTAGATGACTTGGCTCAAGCACAAAAAGAAGATTTTATTTCTACAGTGTGGAATAAAAATAGATTAAATACGTTTATCGGAGATAATTTTTTATGAGAGATGTAAGCGATATAATCAAAGGTATAATTATAATAGAAGGTGCAGACTGTACTGGTAAAACTACTCTTGCTAAATATCTATGCGATAAATTTAAAGCAAGATATATGCATTTAAGAATACATAAGAAGATGGAGATATGGCATACTGCAACTGTTCGTAGAGCAATAAGACTTGCTAAAAAAGAATTAGTTGTAATAGATAGACATTGGCCATCAGAAGAAACTTATGCTTACGAAAGAGCAGATGGTCCAGAATATAATCCTAAAGAATTATACAAAAAACTAAAAGAAGCAAATACTTTATACGTGTGGTGTGCACCTGAAGATAGCAGTAAAGTTATTAACATGCATAAGAATAAAAAACTAGAACGTCACGAAGAATACAGTGACATATCCAAAGTTGTAGAGAGATACAGACGTTCATGGTACGGTAATAATAACGAACATAAAAACTTCTTATCATCTCTCGGTATGTTAAAAGAAAGGTCTAACTTTATTCGCTACGATGTATTTAAAGAAGGTAGCATGATAGACGTAAAAGTATATACGATAATAAATAGATTACGATACTTGAAAGGAGAATGCCCATGGAACGAATCGATGTCAAACTTTCCGCTGACAATGAGTGGTTAGATGCTATTAAAGATATAAATCATGGTAAGTGGACAAGACCACGTGGTTTAGAAACACTTGAAAAAATAAATCATACGACAATGTGCGATATGAGATATCCCGTTATAACTAACAAAAAGAGAGAACTTGGCTACAGGTTTATGGTAGCAGAGGCACACTGGATTCTTACTGGAAATAATAAATTATCTACAATAAAACCTTTCTCTAAAAACATAGCTAGATTTAGCGATGATGGTTATTTCTTTAGAGGAGCATATGGTCCTAAGATAGTTGATCAACTTCAGTACGTGTGTAGAATACTAAATGACGATATAAATACACGTCAAGCTGTTATAAATATATGGAGAGAAAGTCCTTACGATACTGACGATGTACCTTGCACTATCTCTTTTCAATTTCTTATTAGAGAGAACAAACTAAATGTTATCGCTAATATGCGTTCAAACGATTTATGGCTAGGTTGGCCTTACGATAATTTTAACTTCTCAATGCTAGGTGCGTATGTCGCACTATTAATGTGGGATATTTATAGAATGGATTTAGACTTAGGAGTTACTGTAATCAATGCTGGCTCTCGTCATTTATATCAATCTGATCACGATAAAGCTTTAGAATGTGTAAAAGCAGGAGAGAATGATTTCTATGATTATAGAGCTTTAAACATTAAAGATTTTAGAAATAGCATGGGTACGAGTGCTAATAATCTTCTTGATCATCTAGCTTACTGTACTGAGGGTTGGAAAGCTGATAGCGATTTCTTACACGAGTTCTTTGAGATATGAGTTTATTTTCGCCTAGCAGCGATTGGAAACCTAGAGAAATATTAATTGATTATTCTAGTTCTAAATACATCGCTGTAGATACTGAAACATACGACCCTAATCTAAAGAGTAATGGACCTGGTGGTTTTAAGAAAGATGGATTTGTAGTTGGCATATCTCTATGCGATGAGCATAATAGAATGTGTTACTTGCCAATACGCCATCAAGGAGGCGGTAATCTTCCTGAAGAACTAATCATATCGTATTTAAAAAACGTTCTGGAGACTTCTAAAACGAAAGTATTTGCGAATGCTCTCTATGATTTAGAGTGGCTATCGACTTTAGGAGTAAATACTCAAGGAAGCATATTTGACATTCAAGTTGCAGAAACATTGATAAACGAGAATAGAAAATCATTCTCTCTTGATAACATATCATACGATTACTTGAGAGAGAAAAAAGACGAAACATTATTAGAAGATGCGGTCCGAAGCATGGTATCTGCGAGGGCTAACGTAAAACAAAACTTGTGGAAATTACACTCGTCATACGTTGGTCCTTACGCAGAGAAAGATGCTGAGTTGACTATGAGAGTATTTTTAATGCAACTACCGATACTTGAGAAAGAGGAATTAACGAAAGTCATGAAGATAGAATCAAGGCTCATCCCTCTATTATTGTCTATGAGACAGAAAGGTGTTCGTGTTGATATTGAGAAAGCAGCGAAGCTTCGGGATACGCTAGTTAAAAAACAAGATCAAGTTCAAGCAGAACTTAATTCGATAGCAGGTCAAGAAGTAAATGTATGGGCTAATGCAAGTATTGCGAAAGCATATGAAAAAGAAAACATAACTTTCTTGCGAACTGCAAAAGGCTCGCCATCATTTACGCAAGACTGGTTAGAGAGTGCGCAAGATAACTTGAGTGGTTTAGTTTTAAAAGTGCGTAAACTGTACAAGTTGAGAAGTACATTTATTGAGAACATGATTATTGAGAAATCAGTAAATGGTAGAATACATAGTCAATTACATTCTACAGGAACAGTTACAGGTAGATTTAGTTCATCACATCCTAACTTACAGCAAGTGCCTGCGCATGACCCTGAGTTAGCACCTTTGGTGCGAGGTCTATTTATTCCTGAAGATGGACACGAATGGGTATGTGTAGATTACGCACAACAAGAGCCTAGACTTCTTGTACACTTTGCAAGTCAGACGAATAATGAATCAGCAAAGTTGGCACAAAATCAGTACAAAAATGATACATCTACAGACTTTCATACGATGGTTGCGAACATGGCAAAAATCAAGAGAAAACAGGCAAAAACTATAAATCTTGGACTTACATATGGCATGGGAAAAAAGAAATTAGCAGCAGAATTAGGACTATCGTATGATGACGCAGAAATGTTATTTGAGAAGTATCATCGTAACGTGCCTTTCGTTCAAGCATTGAATAATCAAGTTGTGGCACTCGCTTCTTCTCGTGGATACATTAGAACATTATTAGGTAGACGCAGACATTTTAATTTGTACGAGCCAGGTGGTTGGGATAACTTTGGTAAACCTGCTTATCCTTATGAAAAAGCAAAAGAAGTGTATAAAGATTTGCCATTGAAAAGAGCATATACACATAAAGCTTTGAATTGTTTAATACAAGGGTCAGCTGCTGATGTTACAAAAGCTGCGATGTTAGAAGTATGGGATAACAAAGTTATGGACATAGGACTAACGATACATGATGAGTTAGATTTCTCTGTGCCTAAAAGCAAAGAGGGAGAAGAAAAATTAAAAGAAGTTGTACACTTAATGAAAAATGCAGTAAAGTTAAATGTACCTTTACAGGTAGACGTAGAAAGAGGAGCCAGTTGGGGAGAGATTAAGTGAGTGAAAAAAATTTATGGACATCTTGCAGAAAGAAATGGCCAGATATATTTTTACAAAGAATTGAAACTGCAGTAGAACGAGGAATACCAGATTTGTTTTATTGTTACCAAGGATTAACAGGTTGGCTTGAAGGTAAGTATCTCGATAAACCTGTACATGAAACAAGCAAGTGTAGGACGAAAGTATCAGTAGAACAAATCGCATGGCACAGATCATTTCGCCGTAATAAAGGTGCGGTATTTCTTCTAGTAAAAGTATCGAAAGAAGTTTTTTTATTCGACAGTGGCGAAGCAGAGAAGCTTAATTCTGGCGTTGTTTATAAAAATTTAAAAGATTTATCTTTAGCGCAAGGGTGGGATAAAATAAGAGATTTTTTGATCAATAAAGAAAATTACTGTATTAATGATAACTAAAATTTTATATTATAAAATAAGTACAGAAGAAAGGATAAACCTATGAGTATGGAAAATATAAAAAGCAAGATAGCAAAGCTTATTGCTTTATCTCAAGACGAGGGCGCTAGTGAGCAAGAAGCAGAACTAGCTACTCAACGTGCTTTAGAGTTATTGTCTAAATATAATCTCAGTATGTCCGATGTTCGAACTAACGATGAGTTCCAAGACATAGAGCAAACTAAGATTATGGAAGTTCTTCGTGACGAGTGGATTAAGAGTTTATACTCAGCTAACTGTAAATTGTATTTCTGTAAATACTATTACACGAATAAGTTAGATGCTAAGTATAAAACAGCTACCGAGCATAATATTATCGGTAGACCTCATAATCAACTAGTAGCGAGAGAGATGACTCAGTATCTTATTAAGACAGTTAAGAAACTAAGTGAAGAGCACACTTTACCGATTCCAGGCGATAAACGGACGATCAATAAGATTAGGCGTAATTTCGAGCTTGGTTGTGCGCATCGAATTGTATCTCGAATACATACTTTGGCGGCACAGAAAATGGCTGACGATGGCAGCGACAAGTTAGAAAACAAGTCGTCTGGAAACAATCTACCAGCTTTGTATAAGTCAGAACTAGCTTTATGTGAAGATTTTCTACAAAAAGCTGGAATTCGTCTAAGTTCGGGTAGAAGTCGTTCAAATGTTACGTCAAACGAAGCATATAGAAGGGGCCAAAGCGCCGGAAATAGTGTAAGCTTAAATACACAAATAAAGGGGGCGGCATCACGACATCTTCTGAATTAGATTATGATATAACAAAACGACCGATGGTACGTGTCACGTGGAAAGACGCACGTGACATGGAAACTGGTTGGCTTGATATAAAAGATATTAAAGACGCACCTCTTGCAACGTGCCAAGAGGTGGGTTATTTAATCGTAGACAACAGTGAGAAAGTAGTTGTCATGCGTTCTTGGTGTACTGACAAGGGCGACAATCATGGAGGCGGCGTGGTTGCTATTCCTGCGGGTTGGATAGAGAAAGTCGAGTACCTTAAGGTAGATTACATATTACATAAATCAGACCGAGACTAGACAATTTTTTTGTGATAAAGATTATCTATGTCTTTCATATTCGAATGTAACGTTAGTGTTACATACATGGATTTTAATGATCAGGTAAAAGTGTTTAAATTCAAAGAATACGATAAACCTGAAGCATATCCTCGTATTATGAGCACTGTTAATGTAATACATGAATGTAGTTACGTTATGGATATTAACATAAAACCAAATAAGTCAAAGAGAATGCCTGAGTATCCTTTTTCTTTAGAACTAATAGATAAAGGATCAGTCGTTTTTCATTGAGTATATAATAAGAAAACGAAAGGAAGCAGATGAGCGGTATAACATATGCGAGTAAAGATAACCTCTTGCTATTAAACGAACACAATAAAAAGAATTTTAACCATGGCTATGCGCCAGAAGAATTTGTACAGCTAAGTGATAAGATAAATTATCCTGTAGTTGAGATAAAGAAAACACGAAAGTCAGAAGATTATAAAGTCATGCATTTTATGTTAGACGATAACGGTAAGTTTTGCGTCTTTTACGTTAATCAATATTTATTTGAACAGCTAAACTCTATGGAAATACCATCAAATTTAGTAAATTAATTGTATATATTGTAATAAATTTATCGTAATATTATATATGATTAGCGAGAAAGGATAAATTATGGCTAACAAAACTAAAACGTATATTACAATTCAACCTGATGGTAAGGTAGAAAAACACGAAAACGTTGCATGGGAACTAAAAGACTTGCAAGAAAAAGTCGGCGGTGGCTACATAGAAGGTGTTACTTTTAAAATTCAAGGTAAGAATTATAGAGGTTTTGCTAACGAAGAAGGGTTGTTAAAACGATTTCCTATCAATAGTAAAGCGAGTCATTATCGTGCAGCATACTACGGTATAAATAAAGACCACCCGATGTATAGAGAATATACTTTGGTTGGTCCTATTATTGTCGAGAACTTTAAAGGAGACGAAAAGTTAGTATGATTACAAACATTTTATTAGGGCTAATTCTTTTAGCCCTAGTGTTTAACGGCTTTATGATATTTGTTATCGGTAAGATGATAGATGAACGAGTAGGAGATGAAAACAAAAAACGTAGATGACATTTTAGAAATACCCGAGTGGTTAAGAAAATTAAACCCAGGTCCGAAATGGCAGTTTTATCCTGGCGAGAAAGTCGTCACGAAAAGAAAAAAGGATAATGGAGAAATAGTAATTACCGAAAGGTGGATAAAGAAACCTTACTGGACTGTTAATGGAGTTCCCGAGCATGAGTATTACAAGAAAGAAAAGAAATCATTCGTAGTCGCTGAGTCAAAACCTAAGAAAAGTAATGGCAAACAACGAGAACGATGGCTCACGGACATCATACGAAAGACAGGACCGATTGGAACTAAAACATTATACAAATATTTACACGAACATAAACTAGAGCCACATGAAGGGTTTTTATCTCACCCGAATTACCAAGCGCATATGAGAAGTATTTTGATAAGATTGAAAAGAAAAGGTATACTTGGTAAGAAAAAAAGTAAATATATAATTAGATAATCGAAAAAGGTAGTATTTGACTAGTTGTTACCCGTAAGATTATCTGTGAGTCACGCTGGTTTGCTCCCGGCGTGCTTATTAGTAGCGCAACGATGGACCAGGGCTGGCGTTCTCCTTTAGCTAGGGTTCGGCGGGTAATACCGCTTTACCAGCCCGTCTGTCATGTACGTGTGCGAGTGACCCGGTAGGCGAGAGGCGCATACGTACATTTTTAGAAAGGTAACTATGGAATGGAATGTTAATTTTAAACTTAAAAGAAAAAAAGAAGATGATGATAGTTGGTCTGACATAACACATATCAAATCTGAAATCATTACATGGTTAGAAGATTTAGATTACGAGATTGATGACTTAAACATAGAAGAAGTGAGTAAAAAATGAATAT